AGCAGGCTGGGACTTCGTGAAGAGCGAGTTGCTCGAGTTCTCGAATGCGTTCATCCCGTCGAATCGCGAGGCGCTGCGGACGGATGGGGTGAAACAATTCCTGCGCGCCTACGGCGAGGCGGTGATGGTTGGCCCGAGCCCGATAGCGAAGACGTTCTTCGAGATGGGCATGGCCGAGATCCAGCCGAAGCAGGTGGTGGTCACGGTTGCCCCGCAGGAACTCGTTGACGGGCCAGGCGAGGCCGAGGACTCAATCGAGCAGGGGAAAGACGACGTTGCGCAGATAGTTGCCATGGAGGACGAGCCGGGGGAAGCCTCGGGTATTGAGGACAAAGAATACGCCACGCTTGATGAGATCCGCATGGCGCACGCTGCCGGCGTGATCGACGCAGACGAGGCGTATGACCGCATAGCAGGACTACTGGAAGCGAAGGACACGGGCGCGGAAGCCGCATGGGCGGAAGCGGAGGGGTGGAAACGGCGCAGTGCGGTGCTTTCCGCGCGGGTAGTGAAGAGATACGGGGGTGATCTGGATGGATGAAGATCAGGCGAAGGTGATCCAGATCGGAGATGTCGAGCTGACGGATGAGCAGCTCAGGGGCGTAATGGCCCTGGCATCGAAGATGCTGGACGAGGAGAAGGAAGGAGAGACGCCCGAGTCGCAGGCTGGCCTAGAGCGCAAGTCGGCAACGGACGTCTCAGCAGTTGACCATGAGGATGCGGTCAACAAGGACCAGGATACCACATTCGGGAAGGGCGTGCTTCTCAAGGCACGACCTGATCGGAAGTTCTCGCTGGCTGCGGCAATCAAGGGCGCAGCGGGCCTCGGCTGGAAGGGCGCCGAACTTGAGAAAGAGTGGGTCGCGAAGACGACGCTCGAGTCCGACGACGACTCGCTCGGTGGCTTCCTTGTGCCCGATGAGACGCGCCAGGAGATCATGCCGATGCTCAAGGCCAAGGCGGTCTTCCGTGCGGCTGGCTCGACGATCCTGCCAGATTCGCAGATCGTGACCAACCTCCCGACGCAGCAGACAGCGACGCAGGACTACTGGATTGGCATGGGCGCACAGTCTAGCGCAATCACGCAGTCCGAGCCGACCTTCGGGAACAAGCAGCTCGTGTTGAAGCGACACGCGGCGCGGTCCCTCATCGATGAGGACCTGCTGGCTCACTCGCCGTTCGCGGTTGAGGCGCTTGTCCGCAAGGACATCGTGGAGCAGATGGCGTTGGGCGAGGATCAGAAGTTCTGGAACGGCAATGGTTCGAGTGAGCCGTGGGGGATTCTCTACGATCCGGGCCTGACGAACACGCAATCTTCCATCGGCGCACTTGACCTGATCTCAGACGTCAAGGTCGCGCTTGACACGATGGCAGCGCGCAACGCGGGCGACAACATCAATGGGATGCTGATGCACCCGACGGTGTATGGCTACGTCACGAACAAGGTGGACGGTATCGACCGTGCGTACATGTTCCAGGACTACACCGGGAAGTATACCGGCCGGGGCCTGTTCGGCTATCCGATCTTCCTGTCGACGCAGATCACGACCGGCTACATCCTCATCGGCAACTTCAGCGAGTTCTTCATCGCTGAGGGCGGCGCGATGCGGATTCGAGTCTTGCGCGAGCTCTACGCCGACCAGCTTCAAGTCGGCATCGTGGCATCGCACAAGGTGGACGGGCTCGCACGCCAGATCAACGAGTTCGAGCTTCTGAGCGGAATCACCAGCTAGGGGGGTGAGATAGATGCCTAAGAGAAACTACGACGACTTCGCGAGCGTCTTCACCCTGCTCGCACCGGGTGATATGACGGGTGATGGTACCTTCGCGACGGGCTCTGGGGTTGACACCTGGGGCTTCAGCAAGGGCGTGCTGATCATGTCGGTTGGCGACGATATGACGGGAACGGCTGAGTTCAAACTACAGCACTCGGTGGATGACTCGACCTACGCGACGCACACGGTCCACTCGACCACCGGTACGTCGGTCACCGTTTCCGACGACAACACCTACACGGCGCTCGAGGTGAACGACATCCGGAGATACCTGCGGATTCTCCACAAGCAGGAGAACGGGAAAACGATGGATCTCGGGGTGCTGTTCGTTGGGTGGGATGCGCGGCAGCAGCCTACTGGATCGTAGTAGATGGCGACGCTCGCGACTGGCTGGCCGACTGAGAATGACGTTTCGGATCGGACGAACGTAGACATCACTGCTTCTGGCAGTGAGTACACGGCGTCTTCAGGCGTCAATGTCTCGGATCTCTTGACCCGTGCCTACTGGCACGTGGCTGAGCGGTGCCATCGCGACGTCCATGCAACGACTCGGTTGGGCTTCGATGAAGCAGCGATCACTGATGAGACGCACGATGGGCAGACGATCCTCGTGGTCAAACACCCGCCCATCGTGTCCGTCTCTGATTTCGAGTGGAATGGATCCACGCTGTCGGAGAGCGATGAGGACTTCTACGTCTACGACACGTACATCCAGCTCGCAGTGTCGAGCCAGAATGCGGTAGAGCAGCGCGACCCATGGCGCCCGCTGGCGCGGCCTCAGTATGCCGTGATCGACTACACGGGCGGGTTCTCTGATGCCGCCGGGACACACGTTGCCATCCCGCACGACTTGAAAGAGATCGTGTTGGAGGTGGCGTGCCGGTGGCTGTTGAGGGTCGAGCAGCAGCGTCGCATCGACAAGAACGTCCAGAAGATTACGGCGGGCGAGATCAGCGTGACGTACAAGCCAGACAGCGAGTTGCTCAAGGATCTGTACGACTGGATTGAGTCATTGGATCGAACAGTGAACGTGAGGGCGTTGTGACCGTTGGCCTGAACACGACGTGTGACATCTACACGGTAACGGGCTCGGTCAACGACTACGGCGAGGAGATCTTCACCAAGGCCGTCGGCACAACGGGGGCAGCCTGCCGGTTCATAGCAGGCGATTTGAGGGACCGCGAGCGGATTGAGATCGTTCACGGCGGGCACCGAACGGTAGCAACGCACAAGGTGCTGTTCGAGCCCGACGCATCGGTGAATGCGCTGGACTGGCTGAAGCGATCGAGCGACTGGTACAAGGTTCTCTCCGTGGGGGACATCGACATGGCAAGCCATCACCTTGAGGTCTGGGTGGCGCATGTGCAGGGGGTGACGGGGCCGGGATGAGCTGGAATGCGGAGTGGTTCAAGGATCTAGTCACGGACAACGCCTACAACGAGGTTCTCGCAATCTGCGTTGAGGGTACTGCCAAGGCGAAGATGAATATGAACCGTCTAGCAGGCAATGCGTCATCCGAACCGGGTGATTGGCCGGCGCGGCAGACGAGCTCCATGGCTGACCAGGTGACCTACCAAGTGGATCGGACGGTTGATGGTGTTGTCGGCTTCGTCGGGATTCTCCCGCAGATCGAAGGCGGGCAGCCGCTTGGTGAAGGCGAATTGGGCTACCCGTACCTGCTCGAGGTTGGGACGGCCAAGATGCTCCCGCGGCCGTGGATGACCTACCTGATGGACCACCTTGAGCGCACGTTCGGGATCACCTTCGATCGTGACATCGGGGGCGCAATCGCGCGGGGCGTCGTGAGGGGGTTGTTCGAGTGACTGACTACTTGCTGCTCCTGGCCGATGCACTACGCGACGAGCTGCTGTCCAGCGCAGATGTCACCGGCGCGGTTGGCACGCGGATTATGCCACACGGCACCGGCAACAACCCGAGCTATGAGTACATCACCTACGCGCTGCCGATTGGCGATACGCCGCATCACGGGATCGGCTTCAACGAGTCGGCCTACGACGTGGTGCGTTTCCAGGTGGACAACTGGGCGACAACGTGGACGGCGGCGGCACAGACGAATGGCTACATCCGCGAGTGCCTAGAGGGTGCGACGGTTGGTGTAACGGGATGGGGAATACCCCGCTTTGAGGGCGAGGGGCGAAACATACAAGACGAGGAAATCGAAGGCGTGAGGGTCTTCCGGGGCATCTCGCGTTTCAAGGCGGTGCTTGCGGGCACCAACGTCTCATAAGGGGGTGAGATAGATGGCAGCTACCTTTACTGCGCAGCAGGGCTACAAAGGCATGGTCAAGGTCGATGGCGACAAACTGCAATTCATCGGTTCTCCGACGATCTCTGGAGTGGAGCGCGATCCGCTCGAGATCACGGCACTGGCTGATGGATATGCACCGTTCCGGTCGTGGGTCCCAGGCATGTTTGGGCCGATGGAAGTAGCCGGACAGGTGGCGCTCGACACGACGAACGACGGCGTGGCAGAAGTCATTTCGCACTTCAACGCTGCGTCGACCACGGTGCTATCGGTTCACACAGCGATCTCGGGAGGGACCTGTCTCCTGACGGGTTCAGCCTACGTGTTGAAAGCGACGCCGGCGGGGGTCGATGTGAACGGAGTCCAACTGCTCGATACGACGGTTCGCTGGACGGCGAGCGTCACCGGAGCACTCTGCAACGGCGCGACCTAGAGGGGGTGAGCCATGGCAACGACGTTCACCCCGGAACAGGGGTATCTTGCCGGGATCTTCCGCTCTGTCGAGATGGACTGTACGGGGGGCAACTCGCTGCATGAACTGCTCTCCAACGGCGACTTCGAGTCGTCCACAGCGATGAACTACTGGACGACTACGGGGTCGAGCACCGGCGCATCGGTGACACGGACGACGGTGAGGGGCCGCGATGACTACTCCTTCGGCGTGCGGCTGTACGAGGCAACGGGCGCAGCGCAGATGTGGCAGGACCGATACCTGACCACCGGCACGATCACCACGACGAACGCGACGAACTACGACGTCATTGCCTCGTGTTGGGCACGATTCACCAAGTCTAGTCAGACCGGCTCGCTGAAGGTCAGCCTTCTCAACACGGGCGGTACGGTGATCACGAGCGGCTCCGTGGAGATGCTGTCGAATCACGGCTTCTACGGTGCGAATGACTGGGGATACTACTCGGTCTGCATTGACGCCGTGACGGGGGCACAGCGGGTACGTGTTCAGGCACGCCGCAACATGGGGACAACGGGGTACCTCGACGTCGATGAGGTGTCGTGCGCGTTTGTCGATCAGTGTGCGGGCGCCTACGGCCCGATCTCGATGGACGTCGGCGAGTGGGAAGTGGAGGACATCACGACCTTCGGCTCGGTGGCAACCGACGGTCCATTCCGCCGCTGGCAGCCGACGATGCGCGCCCCGGCGACGGTTAGCGTGCCGAACTTCTACGTCACCACCGGTTCGCTCTCGAAGGAGATGAGCGAGGGGACTCGCGTATTCACGAAGGTCATCACCCAGCAGGGCACGAAGACCTCCGACCGTTGGGAGTTCTGGGCGTGGATTGATGGCGTCGATTGGAGTACGCCGGTTGGCGAGGTGCAGAAGGAGCCGTTCCGCTTGCGAGCGGACGGTCCGATTGGAGTGGCGGATCGATAGGGGGACCGCATGGACGACAAGGGACTGAGGGCAGCGTACAGCGCGGCCAAGAGCCTAGACGTGAAGAAGAAGCCGTTCGAGGTGGCCGGGGAAGACATTAACATTCCCCGGCTGACCCTCGGGCATCGCGCACAGTTCGAGAACTGGATGCACCAGAACAAGTCGAAGGACTACTCCATATCGCAGCAGAAGCGACGCGCGCAGTTCAAGTGGGCGGAGATTCTCGAGGATTCGCTGAGAGCATGGGGCGAGGAGAACGAACAGGATTGGCAGGAGCTTGCGCCAGAAGAGCGAGAAAGGCTATTCGGGAAACTACGCGCTCAGGTGATGCGGCGGTGGCCGGAGTACATCCAGACGCTACTCGCGCCATTGGATCAGGAGGCCGTGCAACAGGCGGTTACGCTGGCGATGAAGCAGGAGTATGGCGACGAAGCGACTGAAGAGGTCATATCAACCGTGCTCTCCGTTCTACCGGGCAGCACGGTGGACGAGATGGCGGGCTGGGCGCTCGGGCTTGAGGAATGGGTCGAAGACGTATCGAAGCGGGCCGATGAACTCCGGGCACAAGTACAGCAGGCCAAGAGCCCGGAAGAGGCGGCGGAAGCGGAGCTCGGTGACCCAAAAAAATCCGCAAGCGGGCCGGCGAAGAACTCAACTTCTATGACTACATCCCCATCCTCTGCATCGCCTACGGACGAGACGAAGACTGGGCCTGGGGCCTAACAGAAGAGCAGTTCATCTACTGGCTGAATGGCCTGGAGTCGTACTCGGCCTACCAGCTGTCCCGCAATCCTCCCGCGATGGCCGGCGAAGATGCCATGAAGGAGATCCAGAAGTACGCGCCGGATCCACTGGTTGAGACGGCCGATGCGCGCGCCTGGATCTGTGACGAGTTCGAGCGGCATGGATTGAAGCCGCCCAAGCGGTAGTACCGCACGAGGAGGTGACATGGCAGGTTCCCTTGGTGAAGCCTACGCGAAGATAAACCTAGATCGCGGCGCGTTTGATAAGGGGTTGGCATCAACGCACACGGCGGCGATGGGCTGGTCGAAGTCGATGAACAAGATGCTCGGGCTGACCATCGGCATCGCGGGCATCACGGCTGTTATCAAGGGAGTAGTCAAGGGACTAAATCAGGCAACTGACGCCTCCATTCGATTCGATACCGCACTACGCAACGTCTGGACGCTGACCGATCAGACGTGGGAGTCGATGCGGCATCTCGGCGAGGTTGTGACCGATCTGTCGGTGCGGTTCGGCTCGACCGGCGAGCAGGGCTTGCAGGCGATGTATCAGATCTATTCGGCCGGCTTCCAGGGCGCAGCGGGGCTTCAGGTCCTTGAGACAGCGCTGGGCGGCGCGGTGGCCGGTGTGTCCGATGTATTCACCTCGGCGCAGACACTGACTGCACTGCTCAACGCGTTCAACCTCCGCTGGGAAGACTCGGCGAAGGTCATGGACGTTGTGTTCAAGACGATCAAGACCGGCGTTGTGACGATGGACTCTCTGTCTGACGGCATGGGCCGGATGATCGCCGTGGCGGGGCCGCTGGGCCTGTCGCTCGAGCAGTCGATGGCGGCGCTGGCGACCCTCACGAAGGCGCTGAACTCGGCACAACTCGCGTCTACTGCGCTGCGCGGTGGCCTGAGCGAACTGATGAGCCCGACGGACGAACTGTCGGCGCTGATGCGCGATCTTGGCTACGAGTCGGGCAAGGCGATGCTCGATGCGCTTGGCCTCTCCGAGACGATCTACGAACTGAACGCAGCGGTAGATCGATCGGGCAAGGGCTGGGAAGTGTACGTCAAGGACGTTCGGGCGATGACTGGTCTACTTCCCCTGGCGACCACGCTGTCGAGCACGTATGGCGAGATCCTTGATGAGATCACCGATTCAGCAGGTGCATACAGCGACGCGCTCGGGAAGCAGGAGGGCAAGGCGCTCGAGGTGTCCGTTGCGCAAGCCAAACTCGATACGGCGACACGTCGGCTGGGCGATGCGCTAGAAGGCATGATTGGCATGAAGGTCGGGTTGGTCAACTTCTTCGCGACCATCGTCGAATCGATTGGGTACATGGTCGGCGCGATTCAGCACAGCATCACGTGGTGGAATGACTTCCTCAATCTGTTCGATGACTCCTCCGAGCGCATCGGCGACTGGGTGTTTGCGCCGGGGCAGGACTACAACTTCACCGAAGGCGGGGAGTGGACGAATCGCTCGGGGATCATCGGGCAAGGAGACGAGCCGCCGGCGGTCTTCCGCAAGCCCGACCAAGACCCGATGGCGATGGCGAAGGGCGTCTTCGATGAGGTCGATCGCATTCTGGCCGACTGGCGTGCTGGCGTATACGGCGCCGTCGAAGTCACCGACACACTCACCACCTCGTGGCACGCGCTGCTCGACGAGATCACCGACGAGAACGTCGAGGCGTTCTGGTCACACTTGCAGAAGGCCAGCCCGACGGTTGCCGACCTCATCGCCAACCTGAAGAAGTTCGCCGGCGAAGCGAGCGAGAACGAGGACATCCTACGGGTGTTGCATGGCAAGCTCGAGGAAGAGCATCAGCTACGTGTCGCGCTGGTTGAGGCCCTCAAAGCATTTGGCCTGCCGTTTGCCGAGGCCGAGGCTGCGGTTGCGTCCCTGGCCCTCGTGCTGGGGATCGATCTCACGGAAGCCCTCAAGACCTTCGCCGAGCGCCTGAACGAACTCGCACGCACGGGTCTCGGTGAAGGCATCTCCAACCTGATGCTTGACGCCCAGCAGGCGCTGCTCGCTGCGCTCACAGGCGGCAAGTGGGAAGACATCCAAGGGGCTATCTCCGACGTCGCCATGCTCGGTTCTAGCGTGGAGTCCACCAAGGACTACCTCGAGCAGATCATCACTGGCGACTTCGCCGACAACGTGAAGGCCGCGGCCCAGAGCCTCTACGACGAACTGTCGACCAAGGGGCAACTGCTGGGCAAGACGTTCGAGGAGATCGCCGATGAGGCGAAGCGGGCCGAAGACGAACGCCAGCGCGAGGAAGCCGCCGCACTCCGGGCCGAGCAGCAGGCCCAGCGCGAACGCGAAGCATCCGCCCGTGAGTGGCGTCAGAAGCAACGCGAGGCCGAGGAGAAGATGTGGGCTGATACGCTCACATGGCTGGGAGAGCTGTTCGTGTCGGGTGATATGAAGGGCATCCTCGATGGATTCGAGCAGCTCGCATCGATGGCCGGCACCGACGTGGCGACGATGGACCGCATTCTCAACCTCAAGTCTGGACTGTACTCCTTCGTCGAAGACTACATCGAACTGCTGGTAATGCAGGGCGTGGCAACCGAGGCGATCGTCGAGCAACTCGAGGAACTGAAGATCGCGTTGGGCGATATGGAGCGCGAGGTTGAGAAGACAACTCAGGCCGAGAAGACGCATGAGAAGCTGGCGCCGTGGGCGGGGGTTGTTGGGCAAGCGGACCGGATGTTCGGACTCGGGGGATACGCACAGGCCGGGTTCAGCGGGATTCTCTCGTTGCTCCTTAGCGACATCCCCGGCGCCCTGACGGCGTTGATGCAGATCGTTGAGAAGGCGATCGATGGCTTCCGCAAGGCGATCGAGGATGCCCAGGCAGAGATCGAGGATGCCGTTGATGCAACGAGGGAGGCGGCTAGATGGGCATGGAACCTCGCTGATTCCTTCGCTGGCCTAGCGAAGCAGACGCGGCTCTATCAGATGGTGCAGGGATTCGTCACTGACCTGCTTGGCAAGTTGTTCGGCGTGCTTGACCCGCTGGCGTTTCTCTTCGAGGGCATCCTGGAAGTGTTCGCTGAGGCTGAAGTTGAGATCACGCGTGTAGTCCAGGCGCAGAAGCGGTTGTTCAATCTGAACGTGCCGTATGGGTGGAAGGCGCTCAATCGCATCCGTTACGACGTGTCCAATCCCGATGAGCCGCCAATTCTCGGGGATGACCCAGAAGACCCATTCAACCATCTGGAGGAGAATGCCAAGATCGTCTCTGAGATCATGCTGATGTTTGGCGATGAGATCGAGTTTGTGAAACTCAAGTTCATCGATCTTCGCGAGCGGTTCCAGGAGATCTGGGGGCAGTTGTGGCCGACGTTGATGGGCGCTGCCATCCATGTGATAGACATCTTCGCGAACATCTTGCTGAACATCGCGGATCACATCGAGGATCTCATCCCCGTGTTCCAAGGATTCATCACAGAGTTAGGGTTGGTCATAGCGTCCCTGTTGCGTGCG